TTGTCGGCTTCGGTTTTGACCTCGGGTGCGAGGGTCATGCCGTCAGGGAGTTTGTAGTCAGCATACTTTTCTGGCGCACCTTCGGCTGCCTTGACTTCGGCCTTCTCAGGAGACTTGTCCTCAGTGAGTAGTGTCTTCCCCGACTCCGTCGTCTCCGGGGTCGTACTCGAAGGTGACTGATCCGTCTGCGTCGTCTGGCCGTCCGAGATCTGACCCTCCGCCGTTCGCGTCACTCCCGCTGTGTCCACTATCGTCTCGTCGGGCATTTGCTTGTTCCTTATCGGTTTGTTCACGCATCATTTGGATGTATTGATCGGGGGCCCATCGCACCACGTCAGTAAGAAGTTGCAGACCCACACTTCGCTTGCCTTCATTAAACGCACCAGACAGCGCTTCACCCGTGAAGGTTGTGGAGAATATGGCGCAGTCGGCAAGGATAGAATGCACCCAATTCCTGCCACCAGGAGAAGCCATGAGGTTAAAAATAACAACGCGACGCTCTGCTTCAGCGTGCTTAGCAGCGCGGGTTGCGCGACGAAGGGCTCGGAGGTCGGCTGCGTTGTATGGGTCATTCACGCTGCACCGGTTAGTTTGGTGAGGAGGGAACCGGAACCGGGCTGGGCTTCGGAGAGGGTCTTTGCTCCTGCGGCAAGCTTCTGGGCGGTATCGGCTTGGGCAGCTTGCTGGGCTTGCTGGGCTTGCGCTGCTCGCTGTTGACGAATCGCAGCCAGCTGAGCAGGCGAACGAATAAGCTTGGGATCGTTATTGTATAAGTGCGATACCTTATCGAGCCCATAGTCAATGTCAACGTTATCAACAGCTGCAGGGTCAATTCCGGCGAGCGCACCCACCATGTTGAATAGACGCTCAATCCCCGAAGCTTGATTCGCATTTTGGGCCAACTCAATCATGGAGGTGAATTCGATGGTGAGGTGTTTGCCTTGAGCCTCTGCTGGCGCTGGCGGCAAGATGCCTGCACGCGACGCAATGCCGAAGACCCGATCGTGTATCTTGGCAAATCCCTCATGATTGAGTCGCTCAAGCACTGGGCCGAGCATGAGCATTGCTTCGGCCCGGCGAGCGTCGATTTCGGTGGCGGTGACGTTCGAGCGCGTTTCGAACTGGGAGATGACTTTGAAGAGGTCATTGTAGAAGGTGCTCCCGATGCGGGCTCGGACCTCCCCAAGCTGCTCCCGCATTTCGTTGACCTTGGGATCGACGGTGTAGACGGGAGCGAAGCCGGTTTTGCCCTGGGCGATCATGCCAGAGACGTAGGTCACGCCGCCGGGGAGGAGGGAGGCGGGTTGGTTCTTCAGTTGGACATCAGCGATCATCGGAGGGTTGACCATTTTGTCAATGCCCTGCGAGAGCCGCTTGGTCTCTAGTTGCAACTGTTTGATATCGGGTAGAGCGTCCATACCAGGGGATCGGCCGTACGCATCATTAGATACGAGATCCCATCGCGTGACGATGGCGGGAGACTCATGAAAACCTCGCTTGCGGAGTAGACCCGGGCTGTATGATGAGCCTCCTTGAGGAGATGCAGAGCCACCCCACTCCCAATAGCATTCTCGATAGGCGAAGGATTCTGGGACACCGTAGGTCCTTCCATCGATGTTGGGCTCGACCATGTGGGCGATGACGAGCTCGCGGGTTAGGGAGGTCCCGCCTTGGGCCCAGAGGGAAGCCGTGGACGGGGAAAGGTTCTCCACGCCAAATTCTTCTGCGGCTTGCGAAACAGTGTAAGTAAACTCCCGAGCAAAGATGCAAGGGCGAAGTTGACCATCGTTATCAACGTAATACTCACCAAGACAAGGATTGACGCATCGGATGACATTATCGAAGTCCTCGTAGATGAGCATGGAAGCTGTGCCGAAGACGACGAGGTCGTAGTAGAAGATGGCTAGGGCGTCGTAGAAGTTGGACTCAAGGAGAACCAGGCCGATGATACGTTCGACCTCGGCGAGCCATAAGGACACCGGTGAGGTCTGCGTGGAATCCAATCTGCCTAGTTTGTATCGAAACCACCTCTTGGTAGGATCGCTGCACCCCATCATCATCCCAGCAGATAAGTTCCGTGCTGCCATGGAGCCAGTTGAGTCCAGGATGTGAGCGTTGATCGGGGACCCGCGGGCCATCTGATTCGGGGTGATTATCCATTTATATCTCCGGGGGAGTATGTAGTCAGCGAGTTCACGCCAGTGGACCCACCAGGAGAAGCGGTTCACGCGGAGGCCGATCAGGCGGGATTCGGAGGCTCGGCGGAAGGCGATCTCGGGATCGGAAGCCGGGCCGGGAGCAAGACGGTTGGTCGCGCGGCGCACCTTTGCCCGAGCCTCAGGGGAGAGGTTGGGGTAGGTGGAGGTGGCTGCAGCGGAGCCGTATTGCACTATGCGGGTTCCTTTGCGGGGGGCTTCTCGAACCGACCCTGGCGGTGCATCTCGGCCAAGGCCATCAGCATCGCTGACTCAGAAGGCATGGGCTGAGCGGGAGCCGAGGGCTGGTTCTTGGTGATCGGGACTACGGGCATTACTGGCCGAGGAGGGTCTTCTGACCCGTGTTAGAGGGGTTGGAGGAAAGCTGCGCGCCGAGGAAGGTGGGCTGAGAGGCCTTGGCTTTTGGCTTTTGCCCAGGAGCGGTCTGCGCACCGAACGCAGGTGGGGCCGCAGGGGTGGTTTGGGGAAGCACCGGTGCCGGGGGCGTTGGAGTGGGGGCGGAGAGGCTCATGCGTCCTCCAGTTCGAAGGTGCGATAGGGGTCGTATTCGTGCTCGACGAGGGGCTTGCGGGCATGCTCGCCACCAGCGAATTCATGCGGGGCCAGGGCGTGCGCGAAGGTGGTGACAAAGGCATCGATGTCGTCGAGCTCTAGATCGGGCTCGAGCTTCAGCATGTCCTCTTTGGAGATCAGCTGGATTTCATCACGTTTGTTGATGGTGTATTTGATGGAGCTAAATTGGCGGAGCAGATCTGGATCGTTGGGGATGCAGCCGGTTTTGAGCCACGCCCTGGCTGCGCCGTACATCCCGGAGCGCTTGTTTGCGTAACGCTCGCCCTGGCTGCCCCAGGTGTGGTGCGGGGTGTCGTCCTTCGCACCGAACTGGACTTCGTAGCAATGGAGGGCTTTGGCACGGATTTGGTCTACAACACCGCCACCGACTCCGCCGCCGTCGATGAAAATCCCATCCGCATGGTAGGTGAAGTTGGCCTCGAAAATCCGATCGGAGAGTTGGACTGTGCTCAGCCCTTGGTACCGCTGCCGATCATAAGTCCGCGCATCCCTTCCCTTGCGCGGGTAGATGACAGAAGAATTCTTCCCATAGCGTGCAACATCGACCCCAAGAGCAAGGGGATCAGATATGCCAGAAACAGCGTCGCGAAGAGCAGCTGCCTGGACATCTTCAGCAGAGAAGAACTCCATCTCGCCAACGCGCGGGAACTGGCCATAAATGCGGATACGGCAGAAGTCGGAGTCTTCGCCATAGGCCTGGATCCACTTTGCGATTTGGGTTTTGTTGGTGAAGCGAACGGTGCGGGAGTCGATCTCGGTGGAGTGCCAGTAGGTGGAGAAGGCGCCGCCTGGGAAGCAGTCTTTGAAGCGGCCAACGTTGCGGGTTGGGTTGCCGAAGACCAGCCAGATTATCTGCGTGTCCTCATCGGTGAGTGCGCCTTCGGAGGTTTCCCAGATTACGTTTGGGATGGCGGAGGCTTCATCGAAGATGAGAAGGATTCGTTTGCCCTTATTGTGCAGGCCAGCGAAGGCCTCGGTGTTGCGCTCGGACCAAGGGACCATGTCGATGCGCCAGGTGCGCTCCCGCTCTGGGTGGAAGAGGGAGGTGGCGGTGAGCTTGAATAGATCCTTCGCGATGAAGAGATGGTACCACTTGCCGAGCTCCGCCCAGGTTTTGGTTTTCAACTGGGTTTCGGTGTTGGCGGTGATCACGCCCTTCGTGTCGGTCATGGTGGAGATGGCCCAGAGGATGATCCAGGCAACGCAGCAGGATTTGCCGACCCCGTGGCCAGAGGCAGTGGCCTCCTGGATTGCAGCCTCGGCGGTGATGAGGCCATCACGGATGCGACCTAGGAGGGCCTTTTGCCATTCCTCGGGGCCGACTTCGTCTTGGAGCCGTCCAGGCTGTCCCCAGGGGAACGCACCCATAACGAACGCAAATGGATCAGAGGAGACCGAAGCGAGCCAGGCAATGAGGCGTGGGTCGAAGTGGGCATCCACGCCTAGAACCTCCGGCCGAAGGGAAGGGGAACAGGCACATCTTCTTGGACGCTGCGCGCCCTCACAGCAGGTCGGGGAAGAACCTCCCCACGAGGCTCCTCCCCTTCCTGCGGCGCCGAAAGTTGAGGGGCTGGTGGAGGTGTATGGGTGGCGGCACCAGCCCCTCCCTCACGGGAAGGATCGGGGGAGGACAACTTCCCGGAGACGAGCTTTGCGCTGCGGGATCGATCGATGGCTTGATCCAGCTGCGCTGCAAAATCGACATTCACGTTGATGTTGGTTGCATGCTTCCCGAAGCCGACTCGGTCTGCGGAGAGCTCGAAGATCTTCGCGGATTCGCGGACGGGCATGCGCTCATCGGCGTCTTCGTAGTAATTGAGGGTGTCCTGCATCGCCATGGCAGAGCGCAGGGCGTTTTGCACCGAGACGCTGCGAAGGAGCGCGATCTCATCAAACCCGGCCATTTCACGGACGTGTTCATGGTTGCGGAACTGCGCCACGAGGTTCTGCATCGCTGGGTCGAGGGAAAGCTGACCCACTCGCTCAGGGGTGTAATCCAGCCGGGCTGCGATCTCATTCCGCGTGAGCCCCGCAGCGATGTACTTCGCAAGCAGCCGATGACGCTCCTTGATGCGCTGCAAGGCTGGGCGCCGATCTTCATCAGGGATATATCCCCCCTTAGGCCGACCGCGCGTCCGCGTCATATCTCGGATCCTCGGGGCCCAGCCCCTCCATGAATTTCAACTTCGGCAGGGACGGCTTCCCCCGCTTCGCCACAACCTCATCCTCCGCGACAAGCTGGCGCAACGAATGCGGCTGGCTCCCCCGGCTCCGCTTACCCCACATCTCAATATACATCTTCCCTCGCAAATTTCAATTCTCCCACCATTATGCACCTCCAATCCACCGAAGTCAAGCAAAAAGGGAGGGGCGGAAAGTAAATTTTAATATTTTTGCGCGGAGGGGTAGTGGCCGGGCGATGAGGGTCGATTTTTGGGGGTGGGGGTGGCTTTCGTGAGGGTTCGTTCACGTAACGTTCCGCGAACGCCATGCGGGCGGCGCATAGCAGGGTGGCGAAATGAGCATGGCGTTCACGGTTTGTCTGGGCTATGATCGGGTTGTCGATCGGGCAATCCCTGTCCCGATCCATAGGAGAGCACGATGAGTGATGCGAATTGGATGGATATTGATGTCGAGACGCTGGATGTCGAGGCGCAGAAGGCCTATGGCGAGTACAAGGCAGCGCAGCGCAAGGCAGCGGCGTTACGAGAGGCGTTTGAAGCGACTGCAGTGGCGAGCCTGGATATTCCGCAGGGCAAGCGGATGGTGTTTGGTTATCGGTTTGGCAAGCTTAGTGCGGCGTTGGTGGAGGATGATAGGAAGCCGGCCAAGACGAAACAGAGTAAGGGCTCGTTGTCTGACTTCTTGGCGGCACAGATGAATGGCGGCCATGCGTCGTAGGTCACGGCGGAGGGCCTTAGGCCAAGTGTGGCGAGCATTGCATCGATATCAGTGGTTGAGGTATCGCTACGGCTGAACGCACCGCAAGGATAAGATCGGCCCGGCATGTCCGGGCCTTTCTTGCGTTCTGCGTGTTCACGGTTTGATCCAAAACGCCTTGGCGAGATCGCTGGTGCGTTTTCGTTCAAGCCGCTAGGTGGGTAGCCGGGCGGGTCGGCCAGCGCACCACGGGTCACGGCTGGCGGAATGGAGGGCATCGTGGCAGCGGAGGCCGACCCTGGTGCGGTCTGGTCTTACCCTGGTGTGATCCTGGTGTGACCCTTATCGGTAGTGATAGTCTAGTTACGTCTCCTAGGGCACATTGGCAGAAGGTATTGAAACATTCGGATAGTGTTCCTTATGATAAAAAAAAAAAAAAAAAAATTAAGGACAGTAAGACCCGCCCACACTGTGTAAAATCGAGATAGGTGCCCAAACAGTCGGGACTAGACTATGAGAGTGGAATGAGAGTAGGATGAGAGTGGGATGAGGTAGAATGAGGCGGGATGAGAGTGGACTAGGTGCGTGGGAACATTCGCAGCGTGCGGAGCGGGAATAGGTGACGATATGCACGCAGCGCGGTGCGATTATTGTTGCAACCAACGGTGAATTCTGATATACTGTGAGTTGAAATCGGGGAGTAGCAAATGCCACTAGCACGAAGCGGGATATACGATACGCTTTATCGACTTGCGTTAAAGCTTGCGAAGAAATCAGTCATGGCAACAATGGTGCAGCGTGGGTATGATCCTACGGACTTCTCGCCAAGGGATATTGGGAAGTCTGCTAGGATATTGGTTGACAGCGATCCAAAGTGGATTGAACAGGCAAAGCGGAGGTTGAAGATATGACCCAGCGAATATCAATCACTGAAGCGCGAGATGCACCTACCATTTCATGGACGCCCTCAGAGCAACTCGAACGGATGATTGACAGCCAAGGCCTTGGGAGTGTGCTTGAAATGATCCGGGAGATTTGCTACGAGAAGGCGAATCATATCGCGGTGGAGTGGCAGGATATGCCGCTTGCAAAGCGATGGATTGCCTATGCGATACGGATCAATAACGTTGTGCAAGCTATTCGCTGAGCAGGAGGGACCATGTCAGCAATCATCACCGGAGCCATGCTCCTACTAAGCGTGGCTGTGACAGCCTACGTATGGGCCATCCTGATAACGATAGGATGGTGATTGCAAGCCCTAGTGCATCTACACGGTGCTCTAGT